TCCTGCAAGAAGTTTCACTTATATCCCTGATGCAACAGTAACAAATGAAGTTGTAACTGGAACAAGAGGTAATTTAGATATTAAAGGTATCTATTATCAGGCAGGTGACTTCGCAACTCATGGTATTGTTTACTTTGACAGCACTGGTTTACAGAACTCAACTGATGCTCCAAGTGCTGCTACATTTACATCAACTCAGGTAATGACAACAAATACTGAGATTGTATTAACATTAGGAAGTGCATTAAGTGTTGTTGCTGGTCAATACATGAGACAGGCAGGTGGTGGATCACAGAATGGTATTGTTAAAACAACATCAAATACAACTTCTGTGACATTGATCGGTGTTGAAGGAACATTCAATACTTCTGCTCAACTATTACTAAATGGAGCGACGACTGGAAAAGTACCTTCCAATGTTTCGACTACATATACTAGTAAACCAATGTATACCACTACGATTGATGGTGGCTCATTCTAAAAATCATGAACAATCAAAATAATGACGTTGATGTGAACACTTTGATTAAAATTTATAATCAAAAAATATCTACATTAACAAACCAAAATATACTTTTGGAAGCGAAATTATTATCAATTATGCAAGACTATACTGATGAAAAAGGAAAAATTATGGCTGAAAAACTTGAGTGGCAAGAAAAGTACGAAAATCTAGCATCTGAGGTAGAAGCAGAATAATGGCAAAACCAGCTACTAGACAACAACTCATTGATTATTCTCTCAGGAAATTAGGTGCACCTGTTCTTGAGATAAATCTTGATGATGATCAAATTGATGATCTGGTAGATGATGCCTTACAATATTTTAATGAAAGACATTTTGATGGTGTTGAGGAGATGTTCCTTAAACATGAGTTTACTCAAGATGAAATTGATAGAGGAAAAGCAACTTCAGAAACTGATGCAGATGTTACTGCAGGTATTGTAACTACCACAGGTACTTCAACTGCTATAAGTGGATATGGTGCGACAACTACAAGTTTTGTAGAAAATTCTAACTTTATTCAAGTTCCTGATTCAGTTATTGGTATAGAAAAAATATTCAAATTTGATAGCAGTTCCATCTCTGGTGGAATGTTTAGTATTAAATATCAATTATTTTTAAATGACTTATACTATTTTAACTCTGTTGAACTTCTTCAATTTTCAATGGTTAAGAGTTATCTGGAGGATATTGATTTCTTGTTAACACCAGATAAACAAATACGTTTTAATAAGAAACAGAATCGTCTATATCTTGATATGGATTGGAATTCTGTTAGAGAAGGTGATTTTATAGTAATAGATTGTCAAAGAATATTAGATCCTGATGATTTTACAAAAGTCTATAATGATATGTTTCTTAAGATGTATTTGACTGCAACTATGAAACGTCAGTGGGGACAAAATTTAATTAAATTTAGAGGAGTTAAATTACCCGGTGGATTAGAATTAAATGGTAGAGAAATATATGAAGATGGTCAAAGAGACTTAGAATTTGCATTAACCAAGTTAAAAGAGGAATACGAATTACCACCTCTTGACTTTATTGGGTGATATGTATGGCTTTAAATCCGTTTTTTCTACAAGGATCTCAAGGTGAACAAAGGTTAGTTCAGGATATCATCAATGAACAACTGAAGATTTATGGTGTCGAAGTAACATATATTCCTAGAAAATTTGTAAATAAAAGATCTATTATAGAGGAAGTTGAGTCATCAAAGTTTGATGATAATTTTTTGATTGAAGCATATTTGAATACCTATGAAGGATATTCAGGTGCTGGCGATGTAATGACTAAGTTTGGTGTAAGTTTGAGAGATGAAGTTACATTAACAATATCAAGAGAAAGGTTTGAAGATTTTATAGCACCTTTTATGGATGCAGATGATTATGAATTATCAACAAGACCTCGTGAAGGTGACCTAGTTTATTTTCCACTAGGAGGTAGATTATTTGAAGTAAAGTTTGTAGAACATGAAAAACCTTTCTATCAGTTAGGTAAGAATTATGTTTATGAACTTCAATGTGAACTATTTGAATATGAGGATGAAATTATTGATACTGGTATTCAGGCAATTGATGAGGAAATTGAGGACGTAGGATTCATAACGACATTGAATCTTGTTGGATCGGGACAAACTGCAACAGCCACGGCATCTATCTCTGCTTCATCAGGATATCTAAGTGGTATTACAGTATTAAATGATGGTAGTGGTTACACATCAACTCCAACAGTTGCTATAGGCACTAATAGGGTCGCTGGTGGTGCAAACGCATCTGCAGTTGCAATAACGACTGAAAGAGCAGGTGTATTCTCCGTTAAAGAAATTGTTATTATAAATCCCGGATCTGGATATACATTTGCTCCAAGTATAAGAATTATAGGTGGTGGAGGTAGTGGTGCAATTGCAACATGTGGAATTGTAACGGTTGGACAAGGTGTAATAGGACTAAACATAACTGATGAAGGAACTGGATACACAACTACACCATCAGTTACGATTGCAGGGCCTGGAATTGGAACTACTGCTACTGCCACCGCAATTATTAATGCAGGAAATACTCAATTACAATCTTTCCGTATTACGAATCCCGGTTCTGGATATACCTCCACACCATCAGTTACTATTGGTGACCCAAATATTATTATTGGTCGTGGTAATTTCTTAATCAATGATCTCGTTATTGGTGAAACATCACTTACAGAGGCAAGAGTTAAATCATGGGATGTAGATACGAAGATTCTCAAAGTATCAAATGTCGGTATTGGAACAACTATCAGTGGATTCATTCCCGGAGAAAGTATTAGATCAAATACAGTATTCTTTAATACTACAAGCACTAAATCTGCCACTGTTGGAGTTAGCACATCAATAATTGGAATCAATACTTCAAGTATTGTGGTTGGTGCTGCAATTTCAGCAGTCGATAATGTTATAGGTGCTGGAGGAACAGTTTTATCTATTGGTGCAGGAACAGTAACCCTGTCACAAAGAACTGTAAATTCAAGTTCTACAACTGTAAATGTATCCTTCGGAACCACTCAATTTGTCACTTATAACATACGTGAATATGATCAGAGAGATATATATGATGAATACACTGAAAATGACGAATTTGAAATTGAAGCAGATTCTATCATTGATTTTGCAGAAACTAATCCATTTGGTACTTACTAATGTTAGGCACATATTTTTATCACGAAATACTTAGAAAAACAGTCATTTCATTTGGAACACTGTTTAATGATATTCATATTCGACATAAAGACAACGCTGGAAAATCTATTAGTGATATGAAAGTGGCATTGGCATATGGCCCAATGCAGAAGTTTTTGGCAAGAATTGAACAACAACCAGAATTAAATAGAGCAACACAAATTAGTTTACCAAGAATGTCATTTGAGATGACGACATTGGTTTATGATCCAACAAGAAAATCAAGTGTTACTCAAACATTCAAGGCATCTGACGGAACGAATTTAAGAAAAGTATTCATGCCTGTGCCTTACAATATAGGATTTGAATTAAATATACTTGTTAAATTAAACGATGATGGTTTACAAATTTTAGAGCAAATATTACCGTTCTTTCAACCATCATTCAATCTATCAATAGATTTGATAAAAGTAATCGGAGAAAAAAGAGATATAAGTGTTGTGTTGGATAATATTGGATTCCAAGATGATTATGAGGGAGATTTTGCTACCAGAAGAGCACTAATATATACACTCAATTTTACTGCAAAAACATTCTTATTTGGCCCAGTCGCAGATACTCCAGAAGGACTCATCAAAAAAGTTCAGGTGGATTATCATACAAATATGGACAGAGAGAATGCAAGGAGAGAACTCAGGTATGTTACAACTCCACAAGCAGTTAAGGACTATGACAATGATAATACTGCTGTATTAACATTTGAACTGAATAAATCAGCAACTAATTTCACAGTTAATGATTCCTCACAGTTTGCTGTAAATGATCGTATTGTAATTGATAGTGAGGTAATGTTAATTAAGGAAATACCTAATGCAACATCATTGAATGTCAGGAGAGGATATAGTAAAACAATTAAGGCAACACATCCTGAAAATACAAAGATTAATAAATTAACTACAGCAGACGATAATCTAATTGATGTTGGAGATGATTTCGGATTTAGTGAAACATCAAGCATCTTTACAGATTCACTTTCATTTAATCCTGCTACAAGGACAGACTCATGATGAACACAGATTTTGGTAGTATTGAAAAATCACTTAACGTAGAAACTGATATTATACAAGAGGGTGGATGTGCAAGAAAGAGTGATTCTGCAACTGATATTACACCTAAGAAGGATGATGTTGAAAAAGACTATAATTATACAAGAGGTCAATTATATTCATTGATTGAAAAAGGACAAGAAGCAATTAATGGAATTATGGAACTTGCTGGAGAGAGTGCGAGTCCAAGAGCATATGAAGTTGCAGGCCAATTAATTAAATCTGTTGCTGATAGCACAGATAAACTAATGGACTTACAGAAAAAGGTCAAAGAAATTGATGAGGATATTACTAAAACACAAGGAAATGTCACCAATAATGCTTTGTTTGTGGGGTCTACGACAGAACTCTCAAAGTTACTAAAGAAAGGTTTTCTAAATAATAATGATACAAAAACTGCAGAATAATGAAATCCTGTAAAAAAGGATACTACTATTGCAACACTGAGAAAAAATGTATGCCCATTCCTGATGGACATACTGTTCGTGATGATGGTTTTCTTATGAAGGAAACTAAAGATAGTGATCATGAACCAGAGATGATTCGTAATCAACTTAAAACTGCAGGAAGAGCATCCA